TGCCCATATTAAGAAAATTTGAATATGCTGCGAATAATGTAATATTCTCTGTATTGACAATACCAAATTGGGCGAAAGAATAATCGGCTTGTTCCCAGTCTTCAGATACTTCTGGTAGCATATAGATGTCATAGATCTTATTACTATCTGATTTCATGTGGCTGTAGTCGCCAAAGACATTAGGGTCTGAATTGATCTTTTCAGTAATAAGGAACTTTGTGAGAACACCGTACAAATTTATCATCTCTTCAGTCAATGACGTGTTGAGTTGATACTCCGGCTCACCAGAAAAATTGAAATTCATAGAAACTCCATATATTGTTTCAATTATTTATAAATAAAAGAAAATACATAAAAAGGTATAAACAATGATTCTAAACGAAATTGTAAAGAACTTTTTGAGACAACCTGAACCTCAGACTGACAAAGAGAGTTCTAACGTTCAACAAAAGAATATTATGGTCGATTTGACCAATAACGACTTGTACCCTAATACAGGTGCATTCTTCGATGATGAACAACAGCAGGGATTCTTCGGTAAGTCAGAGATTTCAGATATAATCTTTAAACAAAAAGATAAAATCATGAAGTACCGCCAACTGGCAATGTCTCCAGATGTTACTGATGCACTGGATGAGATTGTCAACGAAATCATCTTCTCTTATGATGACCAAGTTCCTCTACAAATTGATATTGATGAAGAGAACGAAAAACTTGTTAAAGCTATCAATGATAAATTCGAAAAGATTATCAAACTTACTAATGTAAAACGTAATCTTTTCCAGATCGTAAAACGTTCTTATGTCGATGGTCAAGTTATTATGCATTGTGCATATGATGCCAAAAATACTAAAAATGGTATGCGTTCTATCAAAATGATTGAACCTTGTATGCTGTACTTTGATACTAAAACAAATACATACAAGTACATGACCGAAGATAAAAATATGATCCGCAACCAGGATGATACAGTTACATACAGTATCGAAGAACTGGTTCGTGAAGATTTTGGTCTATATGATGGAAAAATTAACCTTGGCTACCTAGAGTACGCGATTAAACCAGCTAACATGCTGAAAACTCTAGAAGATCTATTAATCCCATTACGTTTCTCAAGATCAATCTCAAGACGTGTATTTAACGTTGATATTGGTGACCTACCTGCTAAACGTGGTGCTGAGGTAATGCGTGATTACCAAGGTAAATTCAAATATAAGAAATTCTATAACAACGATACTGGTGAAGTTTCTAATCAGCAACACATCACATCTATGGTAGAAGATTACTGGTTTGCTAACCGTGCAGGTGGTAAAGGTACAACTGTTGATGTACTAGATGAATCCGGTAATCTTGGCGAATTGGATGATATTCTTTACTTTGCGCGTAAACTTTACCGTGCTATGAAGATTCCTTCTAACCGTATTGATATTAACCCAGATGGTGATAAAGATTACTCGTACGATGAAACTCGTGTAACTAAAGAAGATATGAAATTCTTTATGTTCATTTCACGTATTCGTCAGGTTTATTCTTCATTGTTTAAAGAGATCTTGAAACGTGAAGTTATTGCTAGTGGGATTATGTCAGAACAGGAATGGAATGAAAAAGAAGACTTCATTGCTATTTCTTTCGTTAATGAGAACAAATTCATTGAGAAGATGAAACTTGATAATTTCATGGCTCAGCTGGATATCTATGCTACGGCTTCAGAATATCAAGGTAAACTATTCTCTGTTAATACAGTACTTAAAGACATCTTCAGATATACTGATGAAGAGATTACTGACGAATTTAAGAAGATTAAAGATGAAGAACAGGACGATCTATATAGTAAATTCTATGGATCTGATGAAGAAGATTCTCGTTGGTGATTTAAAGGAGATAAAAAATGAGTTTTAAAGAATATATTTCAGAAACTGAATTAACTGAATTAACTGAATTAACTGAAGGTAGTGTCGATACCGCAGCTAAAAAATTAGCTAAAGATGCTTTAGTTGTTATTGATAAAATGCATAAAGTTGATCAATCATTAATTAAATGGCAGGAAGCGAAATCAAGTGATGGTACTTTAGGTGTCAATTATCCATTTAATGCTGATCCTAAAGAATTACAAGCTTTTCGTAATGCTTTAATTATATCTCAAAAATACTTTCAAAAATTGAGCGAATTGAAGAATTATAAGTAATTCATAAACATTTAAGAGCCACCTCGGGTGGCTTTTTTAGTATATAGAGAAGGAAATATAAATAATGTTGTAATTTCTAATAATGCCTTGCATTTCCAATTAGGTTCGTCCAGCTGGATATTAAACATTGCGTTTAAATAAATTACGAGGTTCTTGACTCTTTGGACTTCGGTTCTTAGATACACAAGATTAAAATTTTTTCATAAGGAGAAAAATAATGGCTGAAATGTTAAGCCCAGGCGTATTTGTCACTGAGATTGATGCGTCTACAATCGTCCCAACCGTATCGAATTCGATCGGTGTATTCTGTGGTGACTTTACTCAAGGTCCTGCTGATACTTACACACTAATCACTTCTGTAGCTGATTTGATTTCTTACTACGGTAAGCCAACAAACACAAACTACAATGATTGGTACCAAGCGTACAACTTCCTACAGTACGGTAACAAACTTTTAGTAGCTCGTGCAATCGATGCTAATTCTAAAAACGGACAGTTTGAAGCTGTTGATAATACTAACTTAGTTACTACATATACTGATTCTGGTGAGACAGTAGTAGGTACTTTAGCTATTGGTGATACTTCAGTTACCTTTAATGGTACTACTAGTTTTGTTGCTGGCGATGAGATTTCATTTGATCAATCAACTAGTTACGTTATTGCTTCTGTTGATAGCAGTTCTTCTGTTACATTAGCTACTGCATTAACTGATACTGTAGCACATGGTGCTGCTGTATACGCAGTAACTTACGTTAATACGGTAAATGAAGTTACTCTTGCTAATGAGCTTGCAGTATTGAATGCTGATGATTTTGAAAATGCGACTATTGCGTTCGAAAATGCTCAGTCTAAACTTAAAATTGTTGCTCGCAACCCAGGTACTTGGTCTGAAAACCTAGAGATTGCTATTGCAACTCCTAGCGCTTTCGGTGCTGCTACACCATCTGAAGCATTCACTGGTATCTCACTAGATGATTTATTCGAATATACACCAACTGGTACTGAAGTAGGTGTTATCGTTAAATTAGGTGAAGACATTGTTGAAACTTGGACTGTTGACTTTGACGAAACTGCTAAAGATTACAACAACAAGTCTACTTTCATCGAAACTGTTATCAATAATAATTCTAATTACATCTTTGCTGCTGTAAACGGTGCTAATAATGATACTATTAAAGATTACTGTGCTAAAGTTAATGGTGTTGCTGGTACTACTATTTCCCTTCAACTTGCTAAAGATGGTACTGTTGGTGCTGATGATCTTCTAACTGCTTACGAATTGTTTGCTAACAAAGAAGAACTTGATATCGATATCGTTATCGGTAACGAAACAGACTACGGTATTTCTGCTAAGAACTTAGTTGAAACTCGTAAAGATTGTATCGCATTCATTGGTGCTGAATCTGGTGACGTTGTTGGTAAGAAATCTGCTACTGCTGTAGCTAACCTTATCGCATGGCGTAAAACTGGTAATGCTAACTTCAACAACATGTTTGTTGTTGCTGCAGCTAACTACAAATACCAGTACGACCGTTACAACGATATGTACCGTTGGATCAACATTGCTGGTGATATTGCTGGTCTACGTGCTCAAACTTCTATGAACCGTGCTTCATGGTGGGCATCTGCTGGTCTAGAACGTGGTCAGATCAAAAATGTAACTAAACTTGCTTTCAACCCAACTCAGGGTCAACGCGATCTTCTTTACAAAAATGGTTTGAACCCTGTTTGTACTTTCCCAGGTCAGGGTACTGTTATGTGGGGTCAGAAAACTCTACTTGACAAACCATCTTCTTTCGACCGTGTTAACGTTCGTGGCTTGTTCAACACTATGGAACGTGCTCTATCGAAAA